CGTCCTTTGTGGCGTTATCGGGATAGGACAGAAGAGAAGCTTCGTGCAAGGAGTTGCCAATGCGCCACGTACAGTGGCCGGCATAAAGATCGCACTGGAGGCTGTCGTGAAGTTCTTCGCCAGCGTGTGTGACAGCGCGTTCGGCACAGACTTCATGGAGATTCTGACCGAAAACAAAACCCTGGACAAATGGGTGGACGATGTCATGGCACTTGCTGCCAAGTATCCCAAAGGAGAGCTGGAGCTGAGCACAGCCAATGCGAGACGTGTGCACAATCTTGTGCAACGTGGCCGCCAAATCGCCGTGGACGAGAAATCAATGTCCTATGGTGCATGGCAATTACACCGCATGGCTATGTCTCAGCTGGACAAACTTGAAGTGATCTACAACCAAACTGGTATGACCTCAGCTTCAAGGCCAGTGCCTCTCGGGATATGCCTCCAGGGGGCTTCCGGGTCCGGGAAGTCCTACGTCACCGCCCCTGTGCTTCGTGCACTTGCGGCATTGGTGATGCCCGACGAGCAGTTGGATGCATTCCAGGAACAGCCACAGAGCGAAATCTGGACCTACTGCTCGGAGGAAGAGCATGCGAACGGTTACAAAGGACAGTGGGCTGTTGTCATCGACGACTTAGGTCAACAGAAGGCAGCCCCCGGTCAGAAAACCGATGCGCTTGCTGTGGTCCGGTTCATCAATCAGAATCCGTGTCCTCTCAACATGGCGGAACTTCACAACAAAGGAAACGTGAATTTCTCGTCGAGCGTCATCATGTGCTCCACCAACAAGTTCAAGTTTTGGGACATGAACATTGTGGAGCCTGAGGCGTTCATCAGGAGGATATCAGTGTGGGTCGAATACTTCCCTAAAAAGGAGTACTGCACTGACAAAACGATGGACTGCGAACCCAAAGAGCGCCGCCTCGACCCCAAGAAGGCCGGAGAAGGATGGAACCCCGATGTGGGGGTCTTCCGACTCCTCAGGATCGCTGATGCCAAGCAGCAGACGTGGGAGTTCCAAGAAGATATGGACTTTCCCACGTTCGTGAGACACCTCGCCAAGTTATACACAGGTACTCACGAGCAGCACGAGCAATACACCACCGACCTGAAAAAGCTTGTCTCGGACATCCGCGAAAAGAAAGGGATGTTCTACGAAGGATGGCTTGATTGGTTCGCGACCAAAACACCACCAGAACCGGGAACCATCGATCCCGAGTCTGTCCAGGAGGAAACCATGGTGGAATACCTCAGACGACAAAAACAGATTTATGTCGACTGGACGAAGACAAAAATGGAAACTCTCGCTGTGGAAGCTGGCACTGGCCAGTTCCGCAGTATGGCAATCCTGCTCGGGTTGCTCTTCGGAGCACTCGGAGCGATCGTCGCCTTCCTTCATTGGTTGTTCGGCGAAGCCAAGAGAGAAGAGCAGGACCTTGTAGGTCTACCAGCCGCGGAGAGAATGGTCTCTAACCTCGAGCAGATGCGGAAAGATTTCTGCAATACGAAGCCGAGTGACAGAGTCATGCACCCCAATGCACGCGCCTTTATGGAAGCTGTGCTAGGGGAGGCTGGAGCCGGAGTCAAAGCCAAATACGACCCGAAGAAACTCGCAAAGAAAGCGCGAGCCATTCAAGCAAAGGTCGATGAAGGCATCAACACCCATTTCGATATGGGCCGGCACAGACTGAGAAGGTCAGACATGCCAGAAATGGTTGAATACCACGCTGAACTGTTTTCCGAGGAGCAAACGCCATCGCTCTTCGGTCCCACGTTCGTGGCCAGTTTCCTCAAAAGGAACGTGTACCATATGTACACTGCCAATCAGAACATCAGCGAGGAGGATTCCAAAGGCAAAGTCACCATGCTCACAGGCAGAGTTGGAATGCTCAATGCGCACTACATCACACAGATGAAAAAGATGCGCGAGGCGGGCAAGATCTCAGACGAGGACCAGATGATTCTGGTTCGACATGGAGATCCGACAAAGCGAGTGGCTGTTCCCTACAGTAACTTCTTCGACGAGGAGAGAACTGTTATCGATTATGATCGGGATTTGGCCATCGTGGAATTCGGAGACTTCATGCAGAATTCACGGAACATTGTGGAATTCTTCGTTGATTCGCTCTCGTATGGTCGCAACCGCGACTTCGACGTGAGCATCGTCGCCCCCAGAGCTCCAACGAGCCTCATGATCCACGAAGTGGATTCAAGGTGTGTAGACAAGCCCATCGCCATCGGGAGTCACACACACAGACACACAGTCTTCTACAAAGCGCGAACGCGCGAGGGAGACTGTGGCAGCTTGCTGTACCTGAACACAAATGAGCCAAAGAAACGGCTGTTCGGGATTCATATGGCAGGCAGCGACAGCGGAGAAGGCAAGATCGGCTACGGGACAATCATTACAAGCGATTATCTCAGAACACAGATCGCCAAGCTCCGGCCTCAGATTGAGCGCATATACGCGGACATCGAGGCAGACATCGTCATCAAACACGAATCCAGAATGGACGTCGTGGACGTGCTGCCCGTGCGTGCTGTACAACCAGAGAAGTCAGCATACATCAAAAGTCCACTGTATGGCGTGCTTGGAGCCCCAACCAAGGGGCTCGCACGCCTGGCGCCTTTCAAGGCACCTGACGGCACGGTCAAATCGCCGCTCCATCTTGCTCACAAGAAGCAGATGACAGTCAATGTCACTACTAACGAGCAGGATGTTGAAGCAGCGGTTCTCAGCGTTGTCAAGATGCTCAAGCCTTGCATCAGGAACAAGAACAGGCTGCTCACTTTCCGTGAAGCAGTCGAGGGAACAAAGGATCTCACAAACCTAAAACCCATACCTCGTTCCAAATCTGCAGGCGTGTCGGCTTTATTCCGACCGAGCCTCTTCAACCCAGGGAAGACCGCGGCCTTCGGCCAAGAGGGCGATTTTGTCTTTGACACACCCGGCGCAAAGTATGTTGAAAGGGAGGTTAACACCACCCTGGAGGCATGCAAGGCGGGTATTGACCCTGGCTTCATCAGTATCGACACATTGAAGGACGAAAAGTTGTCCCTCGAAAAAGTGTCTATTGGTAAGACCAGGATCATCCGTGCCAACGACATTGTCGCTACCGTCGTCACACGTATGCTCTTCGGAGCAGTGGCGAGCGATTTGGTCGACAACAAGATCTTCAACGGCATCGCTGTGGGAATCAATCCCTATTCAAAGGACTGGGAACACCTCGTCAGGCACATCACGTGCCTTGGACCTCATGTGGTCGCGGGTGATTTTTCCGGTTACGACAACAGCCAATCGTGCCAGCTCCTGACCGCAGTTATCAGGGTGCTGAAGAGCTTGTGTGCCTTCGAGGACCCCAAACTGAACACCGCTATTGACGCGGTGGGGGTGTCGCTCTCGCAACCACGCTACCTCACGGGGAAAAAGGTGTACGAGCAGGACCATGGGTTGCCTTCGGGAAACCCCCTGACCTCGATCATGAACTCCATCTTCGGACTGATTGCCTTCAGGCTTGTCTGGATGGATTGCACACGCCACATGTACCCAACCAGGTCCCTCAGCATGAAGGGCTTTGAGGAATGCGTGAGGGTGGAGATGTATGGAGACGACAACATCCTCAACATCGCATCCAGCGTGATTGACGTGTTCAATCAGAAGACGATCATGGCGCACGCACCTGCGAAAGGCCTGATCTACACGTGCGAGGACAAAACCAATCTCAACCCACCTGCTTATCGCAGCATTCATGAGATTTCGTTCCTCAAACGTGAGTTCAGGTACGAGCCTGCGCTTGACAGAATTGTCGCCCCGTTGGACCTTGACACGGTCCTCGAGATGAGCTACTTCACAAAGAAGGGTGGCTCAGCGCTCTCGATCACAACAGACAACGTGATCAACAGCATACGGGAATTGTCACTCCACGGCAGGGAGGTGTATAACCATTATGCTCCGCAGCTAGTCGCAGCTGCAGAAGAGCAATATGGTGCGCACATTCCACTCCCTACGTGGGCAGCCCAGATTGCGGAAGTACAGCAGTACTCTCCGCCCTGGATGTCTGAGCACTTTTAAGTGCAAAAACATCCGGCCTGCGGGGGCCTAAAACTCGCGAATTCGGAGGCCGGTCATAATTGACCGGCCCCCCCGTCTGCGGGGACGTTAAACTCGCGCGGCAGGGGCGGAATGCCCAGGCACACTTCTGGTTACCATCAGTGCCCCGATAAACGGAGTCAAAAGGGTCATTGTCAGGCTTTAGTGTGTAACACTCTCGGCTGTTTAGTCGTACGTCACCAGGACAGAGTATAACGTCCAGGGAAACTCCGGGAGGAGAGCTATGCGTCGGTCCACGCGCTACTCCTCCTTATTTAACGGACCGCCACCACTGAAGAAAGTACAATAGTACATGTTCAAGAGGACGCTGCGGCACAATCACACGCCACAACGTCCTTCAGTACGGATAACATAGCCCGTACTGCTACCCCACAACTTGCGGGAAAGACTGCAGGGTTTGACCTCTTGAGGGCACCCGACTGGAGTAGATTAACTCTGAGTGAACTTTTAAGCCAACCAGTCCCTATTCAACAGGGAATTCAGGCTGTAGGTTCGCCAATAGATGTGAGTTATTTCTCTCACAGTGCACTTCTTACCGCGTCCCCTTTCCATTTGGAGAAGGTTAAGGGATACATGGGAATCCGAGCTACTGTTGTAGTGCGCTTCGTTGTGAACGCAGATAAGTTTACCTCAGGTCGACTGATTCTGTCATTCCAACCAGGGAACCCGTATTACGTTACGAGACGCAAAGACTTTCGCCACACGACGCAATTGCCTCATGTGGAGTTTGATCTGAACACAGACACGGAGGTCGTACTTAAGATTCCTCACCGTGGGCCTTATACCCACTTTGATATCACTAACAAGAAGTACGACACCGGCCTCTTCCGCATTACGGAGTACCTCCCCCACCGTGGGAATCCATATTCATGGACTACTTACGTCTCATTCGAGGACATCGACCTTCTGGCTCCTACAGCTGCCGAAACGGTGTCCTATCAAGGAAACCTCGAAATTGAGGAGAAAAATGTACCGCTGTCTACTAAGGTAGCTGCACTTTCCAGTGCCGCAACTGCAGCAAGTACGGTACCGCTTTTATCCTCTTTCATGGCCCCTCTCGCTTGGGTCACAGGCGTTGCGAGCAATGTGCTCTCGGCTTTCGGCTATTCACGCCCGTCTACGACAGTCACACCAACCGTTTATTTGAAACGTGGTGTAGCAAAACTGAATCAAACAGACGGTACGGATTACGCTGACCAAATGGCAATGACTACTGCAGCTTCGGTCGCAGTGTCCAATCAAATTGGTCTTACCGAACAAGACGAAGCCTCGTTCGCGTTCCTGTGTCAAGCAGACGTTGCAATGTTCCGGTTTGCTACTACAGTTTTAGAACCCGTTGGTACCAGAATCTTTACGATGCCTCTATCACCTTTTAATATGAAGGCTCGTTCAGATATAAACAGTGCAATTATAATGCACCCAATGGCTTTCATTGCTAACGCCTTCATGAAATACAGAGGCAGCTTAAAGCTTACCATGGAATTTGCAAAGACTGTGTTCCATAGCGGACGATACCTTGTGGTCTTTGAACCCATCAATCCAGAGGGTGTTTCAATCGCGCCAGCGCGTGTTAACACTATTTCGGATGCGATAAATTGTCACAAGGACATCGTCGACATACGCAAGGGCAACACTTTCGAGATCACTTTTCCTTTCACCTCCTTCGTTCCTTATTTGTCTACTGAGAGACCATATGGTTATGTGCACGTATTCGTACTTAACGCTTTAGTTACGGAAAACGCCACTGTACCCGGTACCATTGACATAGGAGTGAAGTTCGCCGCATGTTCTGACATGGAGTTTGCTTGTCCCTCGGACCCCCGCTACTGGCCGTATCTACCACAAGACGATACGATTGCAGTCAACCTGGGTCCAGGTGTTTTGCCCGAAACATTAGACGGAATTTCGTATGAGTCTGGTCTTGAAGTTGGTGACAATGTTATTGTCTCCAAACCTATTGGCTCTACTATTCTGCCCTCGGCAACCACTGACATGGCAGCTCTGTGCATTGGTGAGAAAATCTTGTCGTTGAAACAGCTTGCAATGAGGAGTAAGTTAGTGAAGGTCGCAACTGCTGACCTCCTACAAAGCTCAAACCCCTTCGCAATAGACTTGTTCAGAGACACTGCCTGGTATACAGCCACTGGCGGTGTTCCCGCGTTTAAAGAGTTCCATGATTGGTACTCCTACGTGGGCTCCCTGTATCAGTATGTGCGAGGTGGGGTCACGGTAACGTTCGGCAATCAGAGCGGGGGTGAACCTATTATAGTTAACACCCGTGTCGACAACATCCGCAACGACCTCGTTGCTCCTGTCTCGTTCCCCTACGACGAGTTCAGTCTCCAGCATGTCATTGAACCTGACTCGCTGGACAGGGTGTATTTCCCACCCTACAATAATTCCTATGTTAGGTACTCTCTGCCCACTCCGGTGCAGGGCGACACTGGACAAGGAAACCCAGGTGATTATACCTGGGACTCTGGACTAGCACACACAAAGTTTTATGTGTGCGGGTTTAACGAAGGCCAGCCTGCTGGTGGTTGGAAGATGTGGCGTGCCGCGTCTGACGACACACAGTACGGTGGGTTTATGGGCACCCCATACATGATTCTCCGTGAACCATGGAATGGTGCCGTACCTGCCGACTTCAAAGCCGAATCGTTTTTCTTTCCGAATACGTGAAGTCCCGTCTTATTGACGTAAAATAATAAAGTAGAAATGTTGTAGCTGTTTTGTAGTTATCCTGCACCACCACCCCATTTCCTAACTTTCAGTTTTCTGATTGTTCCACCCAACCCTAAAAGAGTTGTTGTGAGACTAGCACTACCTATAAGTGTCAGAGGTTTTTAACTTCCAGGAAACTGGGAGTGATTTTCCCTCCGACACCCAATAGGGGTGTGAGGACGGCCTGCGGGCCCCCCCTGATTATAAACCCAGGGTCTCGCAAATTTTGTATGATGAAT